AGTTCTTCATCTATGGCCGCAAAGTATCGATCCGAGGAGCCAACGACGTAGGCCAGGAGAAGAAGTTCCGGGGGCCGACGCTCCTAGATGCTTATTGTGATGAGGTCACAACCTGGGCCAAATCAGTCTTCAAGATGCTTCGGACCAGGATGGACAAAGCAGGATCAACTCTGCTTGCCACCACAAACCCTGATCAGCCGATGCATTACATCAAAACTGATTACATCGACCGGGCAAAAGAGATCTCTATAAGGCTCTGGCATTTCGTGCTGGATGATAACCCTGGCCTCACGGATGAGTACAAATCTGACCTGATCCGGGAAAATCCGCCCGGGACGGTCTACTATCTCAGGTTCATCCTCGGGTTATGGGTGGCGGCAGAAGGCCGGGTATTCTCATTCTTCACCACTGACCCCAAAGACGGCTATGTGGTAGAGAAAGAGCCGGATGATCTCGTGACCTGGATAGTCTCGATAGACTATGGCCAGGTTCACCCAACCTGCATGGGCTTATGGGGATATTCACTCTCAATGCGATGCTGGTATCTGGTCAAGGAATTCTTCACCAACGACAAGCCCAACGCGGTGTTCTCTCAGGAGTTCGGCAGGGAGATGCTGAATTATGAGGGCAAGACGATCATCCCCATTTCGGTCGAAGTCGATCCAGGCGGCGGCGGATTAAGCCTGATCAAGCAGCTCAAAGCCGATTATCCCAAGCTGACCATCCGATCTGCAACCAAGAAGGATGTTCTCAAAGAAGTCCAAGAGTACGCGACTGCGATCTATAGTCACGTTGTAAGGTTCTGTTCTAAGTGCAAGCGGACCATCCTTGAGCACGCTGGCTATGTCTGGAATGAGAAATCGCAGGGCGCGGGAAAAGAAGAGCCTCTTAAGCTGAATGATGATAGCTGCGATATGGGCAGGTATTTTTACAATCGGGCGGCGAGACTATGACGATCTGTTTACTATGTGGCAATGAGATCAGGCAGAAAGAGTATCCTATCCCTATTGCCGTCCTCAAATTCCAGCCAGTCACCAGGCCGGGAAGCTTCAGCACCAGCCTGATAACTGCTCAATATGCCTGCCAGAGCTGTTTCAAGGCCGTGAAAGCCAACGAAGCCAAGATAGCGGCTGATGCTGGCGAGACGATGATCGAGGCCGGAAATGCTCACTGATCTCAAATGGATATCAAACGGCGCGCCCTGGCCTCCGGAAGACAAGGATGAGGCTGACCGGCGAGCAGAGCACGCCAAGAACCGGCTTCTCTACAATGGGGATCATGTGGCGGTCTTTCCCAAGCTGGCAGCCTACCTCAAGGATGCCGAGGATGACGACAAGAAAATAGCGATCATTATTGGCCTGGCAAAAACAGCAACCAAAGAATACCTGAATTTCATTATCGGCGAAGCTCCTGAGATCGATGCACCGACAAACTACGACCTGCCTGATTATGAGGTGTTGACCGATGCATCCCGCTATGGCCTGGGTGCGCTGGAGATTTCACAAGACCGGATCGTAGCCATCAGCCCTGAGAATTTCTACATGGTTGTAGAGCTCGGAAACATCCAGCGGGCCAGCGCATACGTTATCTTTGCCACCTTCAAGCTGCTTGAAGGAGAGGGCGATAAGAAAAAAGAGCATGAGTATGTCAAGTTCACAATCCACACAAAGGGCCAAATCCAGCACGTCGTCTATGAGATCCTTTCTTCAGAGACAATCAATGTCCCTGGCGTGGTCGTCGGCAGTGGCAAGAAGCTTGCCGGGCCGATCCCGGTAAAGAGTTTTGAGCAATTCGGCTATCTCGAGGTCGATGGTGAAGGGAACCAGGCCACTGGCGTTGATGATCTGCTGGTTGTGCGGATCGACAATATCCTAACCAGTGATCGCTACTACGGCCAGTCCGACTATATACCAGAAATCTATTCCAAGCTTGAAGCCCTTGATCTGGCATATACTCAGAGGGCTGTGGTGCTGCGAAAGTTCACGCACCCCCGGCCTATGGCTGGTCAAAGTGCATTTACGTTCGATCACGCAAAACAGAAATGGGTTTGGAAGTCGGAAGAGGCAATTATCCTCGATGCCGGAGAGCAACCAGCTCAATATCTGACCTGGCAGGCAGAACTCGGGGCCGTCGAAGTAGAGATATGCGACCTCTACAAGCAGCTCCTCAAAGATTTCTCTCTGACCGATGACGATGAGGTCAACAAAGCCGAAAGCGGGACCGCGATTAGGCTCAAGCAATCTGAGACCCTGGCTAAAGTCCGCTGGCTGGCATCGGAATATCAGAAGAAAGTCCCGATCATCTATTCACTCAAATCCAAGGTCTCTAAAGAATCCTCCTTTGAGCCCGATAAGGTGCAGGTCAAGCTCAAAGATGGCATCCCCAACGATCCCAAAGAGGACGCCGAGATCGCTTCCATCTGGTATGCTGCAGGAGCTATGAGCACTGAAGCGATGCTTGAAGCCAGGGGCCTCAAGGAGGGCTCTGAAGCTTTCGACAAAGAGCTGGAGCGCCTCAAGGCAGCCCAGCCAGTCGCACCGGAGGCTCCGAGGATCGCACTGCCTGCATTAGGTGAAGAGATTGGCGGCCAAGAAACTCAGTGAAGCGCAAGCAGAGCGCCTTATCCAGCTCTACACTGAGGCAGAACGAGAGATCTTAGCAGAGTACAACAGGGCTCTTCTGAAGGGCAACGACCTTAAGAGCCTCACTGCGCTCAAGAATAACGTCGCTGCAATCCGGAAAGATCTTCTTGCCGGTGGGCGCACATGGTGCGAAGAGGCTGTACCGGCGCTCTACCAGGCTGCAATGGCCGAAGTAGACAGCGGCCTGGCTGCGCAGGTGGCCTTTGGAGCAGTCCATCAGCAGGCCATGCAGGTCCTTGCCGAGAATACTTTTGGCAGGCTCCAAGAGATCGATGCGGTGATAGGCCGGCGGGTGGAGGATGTCTATCGTAATCTCGCCCTGGAAGCCGTCAGGGGTGATGTGGCTGGATACCAGACCTGGAAGCAGACCGCTAAGCGATACCGCGAGCAGCTTGCAGAGAAGGGCATCACTGGCTTCAAGGATTCTGCTGGCCGAAATTGGAATATGAAGACCTACACCGAGATGGTGGCCCGGACCACTACCCGCGAGTGCATGATCAACGGCACCGCCAACCGTCTCCTGGAGCATGGCCAGGACCTGGCAGAAATCACCGGCGGCACGGCTAAAAATACCTGCGAAGTCTGCTGGGCATGGGTGGGCCGGACTGTGAGCCTCACAGGCAAGACGCCTGGCTATCCGACGCTGGATGAGGCCAGGGCGGCGGGCGTGTGGCATGGGAATTGTACGCACAATATCGCCACGGCGATGAATTTCTAACATTTTTATAATAATCTGAAATACCGCACCGATGCGGGTAATTCATCGGGTGATTACAATGCCAGAAGATAATTCTACTCCAACCGGCGAAGCCGGGGCTGCCACCAAAACAGAGCAGCAGACCACAGAAACGCCAAAAGATAAGACCTTCACTCAGGCAGATGTGAATGCAGCACGCGCCGAAGAGAAGCGTGAATGGAAGGCTCGGATGAAAGAGCTTGAAGCCAAGGCGTCTCAGTGGGACAAATTGCAGGAAGATAGCAAAACCGAGATGGAAAAGCTCACCGGAGAACTCGGGAAGCACAAGGCCACTGCGGATAAGGCAACGCTTGAACTAACCAAGCTCCGGGCTCTGGTCAAGGCCGGCGCACCAGCGGACAAGATAGATGCTCTCCTAAAAAGGGTCGTAGGCTCGACTCCTGAAGAGATCGAAGCCGATGTGTCAGAGCTGGCCGGGCTCGGGCTCCTGGCAGCCAAGACGCCGCAGGCCGCCCAGGGGGCGGGAAACAACGGGGTGCCGGGATCGCCCGGAAAAAAGACCTGGAAGCGTTCTGAGATAGTCAAAGTGCTACCAACGGCAGACTCCGCCACCCTGGCAGACATCAACCAGGCGGAGGCGGAGGGCCGGATAGATTACAATTCTTGAGTCTTGAGGAATGATCTAAATGATAGTCAATTTTATACCTGAGCTTTGGGCAGCTAATTTGCTGATCGGAGCCAGGAAGAATCTGGTTTACGGCCAGCCTGGAGTCATTAACAGGAACTACCAGGGGCTCATAGGCCAGAAGGGTGATACTCTACATATCACTGGCATCGGATCAGTAACTATCGGCAACTACACCAAGGGCGTGGATATGGGCGCGGCCCAACAGCTCACCGACGCGGACACTGAGCTTAAGATAACCGAACAAAAAGACTTTCAGATCGCAATCGAGGACCTGGATGTTAAGCAGGCTGCTGGCAACTTTGAGGCAGTGGCCAGGGATCAGGCTGCTTATGCCCTAGCAGATACCAGGGATCAGTTCATTGCTGGATTTTACACCGGGGCCAGTGCATCCAATATCAACGGCACGGATGCCGTTCCTATTGTGCCTGATGCGGTCCAGGATGGTGGCGCAAATAACATATACAATGTTATCGAGGATTGCGCCACGCTTCTCTCAGATAGCCATGTTCCCAAGGTCGGTAGATTTATGGTTATCCCTCCCTGGGTGAGCGCTATGATTGCCAAGGACTTGAAGCTTGGTGGTGCTCCAGCGGCTACCCTCGGCGGCCAGGCGGTCCTGAATGGCTTTGTTGCCAGGATTGCGGGCTTTGATCTCTTGGAGAGTTCTAATGTCCCCAATACTAACGGAGCCAAGTACAAAATCATGTTCGGTACGAACCAGGCAATCACTTTCGCAGATCAGATAGTGGCGGTCGAGGACATCAGGGACCCCAAGCAGTTTCGGGATATCATCCGAGGCCTGGATGTTTACGGTGCTAAGGTCGCACAGCCCGATTATCTCGGCTGCATGACCATGAGCAAGACTTAGGAGGGATGAAGAAATGATTAAAAAACTGTTTGTTCTGTTGGCAGCTTTAATGCTGGCCACAATGGCAGTTCCTCCGGCGCTTGCTGTGGGAACCATGTATAACCAGACATACACCGATGACGACAATACCGCTACCTGGGAAGCCATAACCGCCGGATATTACACCTACTGGGTGGTAAAGGGCGGTGCTCAGGTTATGGTAATTAATACATCTACCACTGCCTCACCGAATGGCATAAATGTGACAGTCCACAGCGGGCCATTCTTCCGGGGATCTTTGGGCGATCAGGTTTATACTCTTTCAAGCAATAAGACCTATATTCTGGGACCCTTCGATATGTCTCGATTCAAGCAGGCAAACGAGACGCTTCTTGTGCAAAGCAACGCATCTCGAGGCAAGGTCTTTGCGATCTCCATAGTCAGTTGAGGTTATGATGTTCATTAAGAACCTCAAGACCGGCGTAACCTGGGAGATCGAGGACCCGGAGCTTATCAGGCGGCTTAAATCCGAGCCGCTTGAATTTCAGGAGATTAAGGAGCCAAAGGCTCCAGCTCCGGCAACGGGCCAGGAAGATCCTGGCGGCCAGACGCCGGAAGGCAAGGCAAAGCCGGGCAAATAAGCCCGGCCCACATTATTTTATTTTTGATAATAGTTTTCATTTGAATGATAATAGGTGATTCTATGGGACTCGGACAAGCTACTGACACAATGAAGAAAGCCGTTTACGATGCGGACGGGGATAGCATCGTGGACAAGGCGGAGGGGGTCCCGGTCCTGTCGGGTATGCCAGCGGATCTGTCTGGCTACTCTGTCGGGGACCAATTCATGATTAATAACAAAAAATACATAATAACAAATGAGTAGGTGGATGAAATGGTAAAAACCATTCGTGAAGTTGCCGTGATTGGCGTATCAAGCATAGCTTCGCTTTCTGACGACGATCCTGTAGCTCCGGCATTGGTGCCAGCGGAAGGCGTGGGCGTGACCGCGTCGAGGGATGACCATGCGCATGGCTTTGATGCTCCCGTAAGTGCGGGAGAACCTGCCGTACTCCGCGCCGGGATGCTATATATCGATAGCAACGATTCGAACAAGCTCAAGTATGTAGAGAGCCCGAGCTGAATATGGCAGCGAGGGAAGTCCCACAGCTTGATCCTGCCAATGAAACTAACCGCTTGCTAAGGCTGCTATCGGATCAGGTGGCAGACCTCAGCAAGTGGAAAGCCAGCCAGGAAGAGGCAAAGCGAGCGAGGATCGGCAAAATCTTCGATGAGATCAACGAGACTCTAAAAAAGAATTGTTGCACTCACGAAGAGGCTATCAGTCTCTTTGAAATGATGAAACAACAGGTGGCA